ATCTGTTGGGCCTCTTTAAGTATCCACCTGAGGTAACAACCTGAGGTTAGACCTGAGGTCATCCACTGACACTATACCTTAGGTTAACTGTGTGGCTGTCTGTGAGTCGTTACTATGCGACTATTGAGTAGTCATTGTCAACACACCAACCAATTAGGTATCACTATAAGGAGACACTCAAGGTCTTACTGAGAGACCATCACCAATAAGAACACTATCACTATAGGTCTAACTGAAAGTTTAACTTTAAGTGTTGACATTCGGATTCCGTTATGAGACATTAGCAACCGTTGAGAGACACAACGTCACCAACAACCAGACAATACCACGAGTTATCTGGTTAGACTGAGGGTCTTAAGTAGTCATCAACCGGACATACGAAAATGGTTGACTCAACGGTGAACAAGTAGTAACATGCACCACAGATTCACGAAGTACCTAGCAGTATCGCTCTTTAACAATATGGATTAGTCAAAGCTGATATGTACACCACGACAATAGTGTTTAACTAGTGGCTACATTCGGGTCTCTGGCAAGGTACGTCCTGTCACCCTGAGAGTAGCCACACCGATAACCACTAACGTAACATTGAGGATACATAGCATGGAAATCGTAATGCAGGCACTGAACCACGGGGTCATTATGACGACAGCACGGGACTACACCGGGGCCACCAAATACATGGTGCAATACGGCTTACAGTTCACGGTGTTTGACTCATTCCGTGAAGCACTGCAAGATTACACAGATTGCGTCACCCATTCGCAAGAGTGTGGGGACTAGCGGTTAACGACAGGTCATCCAAGAGGTGGCCTGAAAGATAACCACTAACCAAACATTGAGGATATACACCATGGAACGTAACGCTAACGCATACTACGACCTTCTGGCTGCAACTGTCGAGCTGTTCAACGAGCGCATCCAACAGGATGAACTCACCGAGGACGACGATTGGTCTGATGCACTGCACGAGGTGGTAGACGGTCAGGTTCCACACTATTACAGTGAGATTTTCACGGTGATGGCTGCCGACGGTATTGACCATGAGTTCGACGACTCGGGACTCATACCGGACACCAAGGACGTGAGCAGAATCTGTCAGGCTCGCATCTATGAGGCGCTGTACAACGACGTATCGAACGACTCTGGGATTATCTGGTGGGAAGAGCCAGAAGACGAAGACGAGGAGTGCAGCGATGATTAAGTATGGCATCACTCTGGAAGACCTGAAGTATTACCGATTCGCTCTCATGCACGGTAAACACCACGACTACCTGATGGCCCAGCTGGCCAAAACTTATCGCACACGCAAGGTAATGCATAATGCCACTCCCTCTCGTAATCATAGCGCTCCTGGGATATTCGCTCATCCTTATGGTGTTCGTGAAAGACTTTCGCAAGGGTCTTAAGGTACACAAAGCATCATTCAGTTACATGAAGTGGGGCCTACTGCCTCGCTTTACTGTACGTCTACCTAATGGCCGCTTTAAGGCCAACAAAGTAGGTATTTTCTACATCGCAACCCATTGATACACAACACATAAGGAAACAACCTAATGAACTACACCGATATGCAAGCACGCTTAGACGTCATCCGCAACCTGCCAATCTGTGAACTCGACAAGCGCCAGCCGCTGCTGGTCGCACTCATCGCAGACATCGTGAACTGTGAGACGTCCGACGGTGACGATACGGATAGCGATTGGGGTCTGGAACTTCAGGGCTATTGGCACACCCTGAGGCTCAAGGCACTGGACGCTGGCTTCTCCCTGCTGGGAAATGGTCACTTTAGCGCAGCGTTTAAGCATGCACTGCTGCCGGGTAAGGTCATTAAGGTTGGCTTTAAGAAAGAGGACTCAGGGGCCGCCTACGTGGCTTTCTGCCGGATGCACCAAGGTAAGGTAGGGATACCTAACGTCTATCACGTAGCGCGTCACGCTGGGTGCTACACGGTGGTACTTGATGAGTTGGAACCATGCAAGAGGCGCTTCAACGCGACGCACGAGCATTACGCGGACCTAGCTAACTATTTTGTGGAGAACTCTGATGCAGAGCTGGGCGATGTTGATGGCGCAGAGAAGGAATTACCCTTCGTCGAGACATGCAAGATGATTAACAAGTTCTTCTACGGGATTGCATCCTTTGATATGCACAGCGGTAACATCATGTTCACCAAAGACGGCAAGCCAGTGATTACCGACCCGGTGTCATTCTCAGCGGACCGGGACCGGGAGCCTTTCTCGCTGGAACCTGAGGACCTGCTCGCAGAGATTGAGCAGATAGCGCACGACAAGATGATTGAACGCTGTAAGCGTAACAAGGCTAAGCGAGACCGTGACAGCACGCTGTGTCGCGCCCGTAGGGCCAACAACAAGGCCCGCAGAAACCGCGTCAAAGCCGCAGCTAGGTGGCGTAAGGAGCGTGAGCATATTAACGCCGAGGCCTTAAAGTTTGACCTGTCGAAAGTCAAGGAGCGGGTACTGGCGTGGAAAATGGGTCCCGGCCTAGCGATACAAATGGGCAAGCCGTTGCCAATCGACAACTACCTTCAGGGTAGACTCATGGGCTAACAAGGTGTATCTTAGGTGTCTCTCGCGCAGGGGCACCAATAGATAAACTTTATTCACAAAGAGGCACACAATGAACGCATTAAACATTGCACGTAATGACTTCTCCGAGATTGAACTGGCCGCTATCCCATACAACATCCTCAGCGAGCACTACGGGGACAAGTTGGCACGTGAACAGCTGGCACTTGAGCACGAAGCGTACGAGCTGGGAGAACAGCGTTTCCTGAAGATGTTAGAACGTCAGGTGAAAGCGGGTGAGTTCGCTGACAACGTGGCCGCTAAGCCGCTGGTCTTAACGTTGCACCCACAGCTGACCAAGCGCATTGACGACTGGAAGGAGGAGCAAGCAAGCGCACGCGGTAAGAAGCCTCGCGCATACTACCCGATTAAGCATGGTGTACCCTCAGAGTTGGCCCTTAGCATGGGCGCTGAGGTGCTCAAAGAGAAGCGTGGTGTATCCAGCGAGGCAATCGCACTGCTAACCATTAAGGTCGTCTTAGGGACGCTCACAGATGCCTCTAAGGCCACCATCCAGCAGGTATCCTCGCAGTTAGGCAAGGCTCTTGAGGATGAGGCCCGCTTCGGTCGTATCCGTGAGCAGGAAGCCGCCTACTTCAAGAAGAACGTAGCGGACCAGCTGGACAAGCGTGTAGGCCACGTGTACAAGAAGGCTTTCATGCAGGTCGTCGAGGCCGATATGATTTCCAAGGGGATGCTTGGTGGAGACAACTGGGCCAGCTGGAAGACCGACGAGCAGATGCACGTGGGGACCAAGCTGCTGGAGCTGCTCATTGAGGGCACTGGTCTGGTGGAAATGACCAAGAACAAGATGGCCGATGGCTCCGACGATGTAACCAGTATGCAGATGGTCCAGCTGGCTCCGGCCTTCGTGGAACTCCTGAGTAAACGAGCTGGCGCACTCGCAGGTATCAGCCCGATGCACCAGCCGTGTGTGGTCCCTCCGAAACCTTGGGTTGAAACCGTAGGCGGTGGCTACTGGTCAGTCGGTCGTCGCCCGCTGGCGCTGGTTCGTACCCACTCCAAGAAGGCACTGCGCCGCTACGCAGACGTGCACATGCCAGAGGTATACAAGGCGGTAAACCTAGCGCAAAACACACCGTGGAAGGTGAACAAGAAGGTGCTGGCGGTAGTCAACGAGATTGTCAACTGGAAGCACTGCCCGGTTGCTGACGTCCCAGCGATTGAACGCGAAGAGCTGCCACCACGCCCGGACGATATCGACACCAACGAGGTGGCACGTAAGGCATGGCGCAAGGAGGCCGCAGCTGTATACCGTAAGGACAAGGCCCGCCAGTCTCGCCGTTTGTCAATGGAGTTCATGGTTGCACAGGCCAACAAGTTCGCTAACCACAAGGCCATCTGGTTCCCGTACAACATGGACTGGCGCGGGCGCGTGTACGCTGTGAGCATGTTCAACCCGCAGGGTAACGACATGACCAAGGGTATGCTGACGCTGGCCAAGGGCAAGCCAATCGGTCTCGACGGGTTCTACTGGCTGAAGATTCACGGTGCAAACTGTGCAGGTGTCGACAAGGTTCCCTTCCCTGAGCGCATTAAGTTCATTGAAGAGAACGAGGCCAACATTCTGGCGAGCGCAGCCGACCCGCTGAATAACACTTGGTGGACCCAGCAGGATTCACCGTTCTGCTTCCTAGCGTTCTGCTTTGAGTACGCAGGCGTTAAACACCATGGCTTGAATTACAACTGCTCGCTGCCGCTGGCGTTCGACGGGTCATGCTCTGGGATTCAGCACTTCAGTGCAATGCTGCGTGACTCCATCGGTGGCCGTGCTGTTAACCTGCTGCCATCTGATACCGTGCAGGATATCTACAAGATTGTGGCCGACAAGGTGAACGAAGTGCTCCATCTGCACGCGGTCAACGGGTCTCAGACTGTGGTCGAGCAGATTGCCGACAAGGAGACTGGCGAGTTCCGCGAGAAGGTAACGCTGGGTGAGTCCGTACTGGCTGCGCAATGGCTGCAATATGGTGTTACCAGAAAGGTGACTAAGCGTTCGGTAATGACGTTGGCGTATGGTTCCAAAGAGTTCGGCTTCCGCCAGCAAGTTCTTGAGGATACCATTCAGCCCGCTATTGACAACGGCGAGGGCTTGATGTTTACGCACCCTAACCAAGCGGCTGGCTACATGGCTAAGTTGATTTGGGACGCTGTTACCGTGACCGTAGTGGCCGCTGTCGAGGCTATGAACTGGCTGAAGTCTGCTGCTAAGCTGCTGGCCGCTGAAGTCAAGGACAAGAAGACCAAAGAGGTGCTCCGTAAGCGCTGCGCAATCCACTGGGTGACACCAGACGGCTTCCCGGTGTGGCAGGAATACCACAAGCGCGACCAAGCGCGCCTGAAGCTGACGTTCTTAGGTCAGGCCAACGTGTTCATGACGTACAACAAAGGGGAAGCCAAAGAGATTGACGCACATAAGCAGGAGTCGGGAATCGCCCCTAACTTTGTGCACTCACAGGACGGTAGTCACCTGCGCATGACCGTAGTACACGCCAACGAGGTCTACGGGATTGACTCCTTCGCACTCATTCACGACTCTTTTGGGACCATTCCAGCAGACGCCGGGAATCTCTTTAAGGCGGTCCGTGAGACGATGGTCAAGACCTACGAGGACAACGATGTAATCGCTGACTTTTATGACCAGTTCGCTGACCAGCTGCATGAGTCTCAACTGGACAAAATGCCTGCGGTCCCGGCCAAAGGTGACCTGAATCTGCGCGATATCTTAGAGTCTGACTTCGCGTTTGCGTAAGGTCTCAGGCAATTAGGTAGCACTATAGGGAACCTTCGAATGACCGAGGGTTCCATTACTTAAAGTCTTAACTTAAAGAATACTTAAAGAGGCACACTATGACTTACTCACTCATTGTAACCATCTTGTTAATCATCACCCTTACACTCCTCATTAACGCCATACGCAATTCACTACGCAGCGAGGAGCGATTGGAGCGCAAGGTCCGAGAGGCCAACTCCGCGTTTAACAGTGAGTCCTGTAAGGTCCTGAGACTGGCAGACAAGGCTGACTCGCTAAGTAGACAGGTGCGCTGGCTTGAGTCCGAACTTGCGGATGAAAGGCAGAAGGTGCGCGATGTGAATGAACTCCGAGAGCACCAGCGGGAGCGCATGAAGTTCCTCCGCAAGTCGCTGAAGGAAGCACAAGACGAGCTGATGATGGTCTCCGACCTGATTCACGTTAAGTTCACCGCTGTGTTGCCAGATGGTACCCCACTCCAAGACGCTCTTTAAGTTAGGGCTTGGCCCGTGTGGTCTCCACGTTAAGTCCCTCCGCTGGACCGAGCTGGATGACAGCTACCTGATAGACCAGCTGTGTACCAATGGCGAGCGTGAGCAGTTCGTCTACTACAAGAGCGAAGTAGTAGGACGCATCGAATTCCGCCACGGTAAGTCTGAATAAGGTAGCACTATAGGAACATACTCAAGGTCATCGTTTGGTGGCCTTCATGAATGTCCCTTACTAGCACAATCAGGAGTAACACCATGACACGTCAAGAAGCCAAAGTAATCACCTTCACACTTCGTTATTCAGGCGCAATGCAGGACGAGGTAGTCAACTTCGAGCGCAACCGTGAACGTCAGCAGACCGAGGGTTACATCCCTAAAGGCCGCAAGCTGAACAAGACAAAGCGTGGTGGCGGCGTTAAGGGTTCCTTCCGTAACGCCAAGGGTGACAGCGTTGTTAACCAAGAGAAATACTTCGTAGGAGCATAACAAATGGCTACTGAAAAAAGATGGCTTTTCGATGGGAGCACCTCACAATGGTCTCGTTTAGGAGCAGCGGAGCGTAGACTACTGGATACGACAGGCCTGCACGTGGTCATGCTTGACGACCCCTTCACTAACACCGTGCTGTTCAACGTATTCGAGCCACGCGGGTCACTTCTAATAAGTAAGCGGTTCAGCCACTGGTCGATTGACTCAGCGTCAGACTGGCTGGCAAAACTCACAGCCGACTACTCAAGTTGGAAATGATTAGGTAGCACTATAGGCAGACTCAAGGTCATTGGATTCCGGTGGCCTTTATGATTGCTTATTGCACACTAAATGAACACTACACTTCGGAGACATCATCATGATGAACATTAAGACTAATCCATTTAAGGCCGTATCGTTCGTTCGCTCTGCTATCGAGAAGGCGCTGGAGACTTCCGGTTACCTCATCGCAGACACTAAGCACGATGGAGTACGCGGGAACATTTGCGTAGACAACACGGCCAACGCAGCGTGGCTAAGCCGGGTATCCAAGACCATTCCGGCACTTGAGCACCTCAATGGTTTCGACCAGCGCTGGCAGAAGTTACTGAGAGACGACCGCTGGATTTTCCCTGATGGCTTTATGCTTGATGGCGAACTCATGGTTAAAGACGTGGACTTCAACACCGGGTCCGGCCTGCTGCGCACCAAGTACATCAAGGCCAAGAATTATGACTTCCACAATGGCGACTGGGACCTCAAGGATAAGAAAGCACCCTTCCACCTAGACCCAGAGCACCTCAAAGTTGTCCTCTACGATATCATTCCGCTTGACATTATCGAGTCCGGTGATGACTACAACGTGATGACCCTCCTGCGCCTTGAGCACGTCAAGGTGGCCTTACCAGTCCTGCAAGACCACTTCCCTGAAGTCGAGTGGTGCCTCTCGGAGTCCCATGAAGTTTACGACATGGACGAACTCGAAGCGCTGTACCGACAGAAACGCGAAGAAGGTAATGAAGGTCTGGTGGTCAAGGACCCTCAGGGCATCTACAAGCGTGGTAAGAAGTCCGGCTGGTGGAAGATGAAGCCAGAGAATGAAGCTGACGGTATCGTTGTGGGACTCAACTGGGGAACTCCCGGTCTTGCCAACGAGGGCAAGGTGATTGGCTTCGAGGTTCTCCTTGAGTCTGGCCGCGTGGTATCCGCTAACAACATCTCTCAGGCACTTATGGAGGAGTTCACCTCTGCGGTACTAACTCAGGAACTGAACGGAGACACTCAGGCGTATATTGGCTGGGCGTGCCAAATCAAGTACATGGAGGAAACTCCAGACGGCTCTCTTCGTCACCCATCGTTCGACAAATGGCGCGGCACCGAGGAAGACCCTACCGTTAAGATGTAATTAGGTAGCACTATAGGAGACAACAATATGTCCATCAATCTGATTCTAATCATCGTGTTCATCCTCGCGGCTATCGTGTGGTCAATGAACGACGAGCCACCTAAAGGAGCATAAACCATGCGCTTACACTTCAACAAATCCAACGGTATCTTCTCGGTTCGCCGGGAGGACCGCAGCACTGTAGCGGCCTCGGAGCGACACGGTAAGATTCCGCGTATCGGCGACACCTTCGAGCTGGCACCCAGCGTTCACATCTTGGTTACTCGCGGTCTCTACGAATTGGCTCAAACTAAGAGCCGTCCTTTCGTACCCGTTGTGGTAACCAAGTGGCCACGCCTTCGTCTGTTCTGGGAACGTATCAAGGAGGTGGTCAATGACTGAGGTAGCAGTGTCAACCTTCTGTGAGGCGTGCGCGTTTGATGATGACCGTTATCCTCACACCTGTAAGCCAAAGGTGGCACAGTCAGAAACTATCTGCACAGCCTGTGGTACCCGTGACGAGAGCCACGTGAAATCCTGCCCGAACCATCACGACAAAAAGTCTGACGGTGTTAAGCAGCCAAGTCACTACCAGCTGTTCGACGGTGTCGAGGCTATCGAGGTGATTGCTCGCAGCATGACCCAAGAGATGTTCAAGGGGTATTGCCTCGGGAACATCCTCAAGTACCGCCTCCGTGCTGGTAAGAAGTCCGAGCTGGCTACCTTAGAGAAAGACATGGCGAAGGCCACTTTCTATCTGGAGCTGTACACCAAGCACAAGGGTCTGTGTCATGATTGAGCTAACACCGGGTCGTATTGAAATCCTTAAGGTTTGGGCCAAGGACCTCCTTAGTAGCTATCAGACTGAGTACTTCACCGAGGAGGAGCTGGAGTTCATAGAGGAGATTCTAAGCCATGAACCCGAGTGACTGGTGCCGAGCGATGTACGAGAAGACGCTCGACCCTGCGTACATCACCCTGTATAACATGTGGAAGGAGTGAGAAGATGCAAAAGTTCGTCGTAACGGTCGAGACAGCTAACGCATCGTATGAACTCCCGGTACACGCTGGGTCTCTTGAAGAGGCCCTCGAAGTAGCCGAGGCGGAGTACGAAGAGTTAGGACAAGTGACTCGGGTACGCCCGGATACTAATTTCGGGTTCGACCTGTAGTCATTAGGTAGCACTATAGGGACACAGGCTGTCCCTCTTTCTGTTATAAACCAAAGGAGGACGCTATGTCCCTTATTAAAATTATCCGTTCAGCTATCGTCAACAACACCGTTAGAAATTTTCAGTATGAAGAAATCATGAAGGAGACTGGCTGTACTCGCCACGTAGCGAAGACATTACTGTTTTCCTTCTTGTATTACGCTACTGAGGATTACTTGCAGGACCTGCTGAAAAACTCTAAAGACTAAAGGAGATTCATCATGGCATTCGCTAAGAAGAAAATTTACACCACCAAGATTGGTACCTGTGAGCCGTACGCTTACTTCAACAAGCCGGACTATGGCGGTGAGGGTTTTGAGAACCCACGCGGTACCTACAAAGGTTCCGTAACGTTCAAGAACGAAGACTGTCAGGAGCTGGTAGACCTCATTGTTAAGACCCATGAGGAAAACTACGCGGCCCGTCTGGAAGCTCACGAAGCGAACCCGCCGAAGGTTCAGAAGGGCAAGAAACCTCTGAAGCCTTACGAAGGAGACATGCCATTCTTCGACAATGGTGATGGAACCACTACGTTCAACTTCAAGTGCTACGGTTCGTACGAGGACAAGAAGACTGGCGAGACCAAGAAGATTGTTCTGGGCGTAGTAGACGCGAAGGGCAAGCGCATCCAAGACGTTCCGATTATCGGCGGCGGCTCCAAAGTGAAGATTCGCTTCTCTCTGGTACCGTACGGCTGGTCTGCGGTAGCAGGCGCTTCCGTTAAATTGCAGCTGGAAGGCGTGATGCTGGTCGAACTGGCTACCTTTGGTGGTGGCGAAGACGACTGGGCTGACGAAGCCGTAGAAGGCGGTTACGAAGCTGACGAATCTCGCAGCCGTAAACCTCAGGAAGACCCGGAAGACTGGTCTGGTGAGGAAGAGGATGACGAGGGCGAAGCCGAAGAAGACGATGACTTCTAATGGCGGGCTATGGGGCCAAAGGGATTAGGAAGGTGGGTGCCTTCCGGTCTGGCCTTGAGGACAAGGTGTCCAAGCAGTTAGAATCAAAGGGCGTCACGTTCGACTATGAATTGTGGCGCATCCCTTACGTTATTCCTGCGAGTGACCACCTTTACACTCCAGACTTCTTGCTGCCTAACGGTATCTTCGTGGAGACTAAGGGTCTCTGGGAAGCCGAGGACCGCAAGAAGCACCTACTGATTCGTGAGCAATACCCGGAGTTAGACATCCGGTTAGTGTTCTCATCGAGTCGCACTAAGATTTACAAAGGGTCGCCCACCAGTTACGCTGAGTGGTGTGAGAAGCATAACATCTTGTTTGCCGACAAATTGATTCCCGTAGACTGGCTGAAGGAGCCGAAGCGTGATGTACCGTTCGGCAAGTTCAAACAGAAGAAAGGAGCAAAGTAAGTATGGCCAAGGTTCAATTCACTAAGCGACAGGAGACCTCTCAGATTTTCGTTCACTGTTCGGCCACCAAGGCAACCATGGACGTAGGTGTTCGTGAGATTCGCCAGTGGCATAAAGAGCAGGGCTGGCTGGACGTTGGATATCACTTCATCATTCGTCGTGACGGTACCGTTGAGGCTGGCCGTGACCAAGATGCTGTAGGCTCACACGTCAAGGGGTACAACTCGACTTCGGTCGGTGTGTGTCTGGTGGGCGGTATCGACGCCAAGGGTAACCCTGAGGCAAACTTCACGCCAGCCCAGATGCAGTCGCTGCGTTCACTGCTGGTCGAACTGAAGGTGCAATACGCTGGGGCTGTGCTGATGGCACACCACGACGTAGCGCCTAAAGCCTGCCCGAGCTTCGACCTGAAGCGCTGGTGGGAGAAGAACGAACTGGTCACTTCTGACCGTGGGTAAACATTAGGTAGCACTACAGGGAGACACTTACGTTTCCCTGTTGTCGCACATCTTGTACAAATTATGGTCAGGCTAAGGTGCACTTGGCGTAGCGCTGCGTTTCATTCGGGTTCGATTCCCGGACTGACCACACCAACGGAGATTACTTTATGAACAACTTGAAAGACTTCGACATAATCCCGCTGCTGGCGTATGGCGTGCTAGGACTTTGGGGCGTGACATTCCTCATAGCGTTCTTCATGTCGTGTGTTGACGGGACGGCTTTATGAGAAAGTCCTATAAGCAATACCACAAAGGCCCAAGAGGACACATACGGGTTTGGGAAGCAGCTAATGGGCCTATACCTGATGGGTACTACATAGACCACATTGACGGCAATCCACTCAACGATGACCTAAGTAACTTGCGCTTGGCGCTTCCGAAAGAGAACTCATGGAACATGAAGACTCCTAAGAGTAACAAGACAGGGCTGAAAGGTTTATCATGGAAGGCTAGTCATGAGTCGTGGCGAGGTTCAATCCTCAAGGAAGGCAAGCAGTATTCCAAAACCTCCAAGGACTTATTGGAAGTGGTCGCTTGGATTTACCGCATGAGGAGAGAGTTACATGGACAATTCGCTAGATTCAGATAGTGTTTTCCTTTATCACATACCTTGCGAGCATTGTGGCTCATCAGATGGGAACTCCCTGTTCTCGGATGGACACCAATACTGCTACGTGTGTGAGAAATGGGTACCGGGCGATGACCAAAAGCGCTCGGAGATTGCCAACAGAAGACCCAAAGGAGGGAATTACGGGATGAATACGCAAGGTGCAGGCTTATTGGTATTCGGCGAGAGTGATGGTCGGTACACTGACCTGACGGCTCGCGGTATCTCAAAGGCGACATGCCAGAAGGCTGGCTACTGGGTTGCCAAGGTCCGTGGTACAGCCTACCAAGTGGCTGACTATCGGGACCAGAATGGCTCCATCGTCTCTCAGAAGTTGCGGGACAAGGAGAAGAACTTCTCTACCCGAGGGTCTCACAAAGGGGACGCACTGTTCGGTAAGCACCTGTGGAATGGCGGCAAGAAGATTGTTGTCACCGAGGGTGAAATCGATATGTTAACCGTGATGCAACTACAGGATTGTAAGTGGCCTGTGGTGTCATTAGGTCACGGTGCGTCAGCCGCTAAGAAAACCTGTAGTGCAAACTATGAGTACTTCGATAGCTTCGACCAGATTATCCTAATGTTCGACATGGATGACCCCGGTCGTGCAGCCATTGAGGAAGCCGCTCAGGTTCTGCCTCCCGGTAAGGTCCATGTGGCCGTGCTGACCGAGAAGGATGCCAACGAGTGTTTACTCAAAGGTAAAGGTAAGGAGGTCCTCGACCAGATATGGAATGCAGCCCCTTGGGTACCTGATGGTGTCATCGGCGCTATGTCCATGAAGGACCGAGTACGTGAAGCCATGACTAGTGAACAGAGCGTAGGCTACTTGTTCTCAGGCTGTCCGGGCCTTAACGACAGAACGTTAGGAGCACGCGGCGGCGAGGTCATAATGGTCACCTCAGGCTCAGGCATGGGTAAGTCAACGTTCGTGCGACAACAGGCTCTCGGGTTCGCCAGAGGGCAGGGACTGAGGGTTGGCATGGCGATGCTTGAGGAGTCCGTAGAGGAGACCATGGAGGATGTCCTAGGGATTGCTAACGGCATCCGCTTACGGCAGCAGCCTCGGGAGTTCAAGCGGAAACTGATAGAGGACGGGACGTATGACAAATGGTTCGATGAGCTGTATGGCACCGACCAGTTTCATCTATACGACTCCTTTGCGGAAGCTGAGGTGGACCGCCTGCTGGCTAAGCTGCACTACATGCGCACAGGGTTGAACTGTGACGTAATCATTCTGGACCACATCTCAATCGTAGTGTCAGCCTCGGAGGAATCCGATGAGCGCAAGATGATTGACCGTCTCATGACAAAGCTGAAAGGGTTCGCTAAGTCAACCGGAGTGGTACTTATTGTTATTTGCCACCTGAAGAACCCGGAGAAAGGTAAAGCTCATGAAGAAGGACGTGCTGTTTCCATTACTGACCTGCGTGGGTCTGGGTCTCTGCGCCAACTCTCTGATACTATCATTGCCCTTGAGCGTAATCAGCAAGGGGACATGCCTAATCTTGTCCTCCTTCGTATTCTCAAGTGTCGCTTTAATGGTATTGGCGTTGGCATTGCGGGGTACATGGAGTACAACGAAAAGACCGGACTCCTTGAACCGTCTAGCTACACTGGCGGAGAAGGAGAAGGAGAGGGAGATACTGGCTGGGAAGGCCACGAAGAAGACGACTACTAGTCATGACGAGTGGTGCTCCTGTGAGCACTGCTGTCCAACACTCGAAGCATTCAGAGAAAGAATGTACAGAGACTTTAACCGTAAATAGGAGAACCATCATGTTTAAACTCATCGAAACTTTAGGCCGTCTGGTCGTCGCACTGTACATCCGTGAAGCCAAGGCACTGGACAAAGCGTCCAAGGTGGAAGCGGAAGCAGCCGCTAAGCTGGCTAAAGCAGCCGACAAGGCACGTCAGGCATCTCTGGATGCAACCGCAGAGGCAGCGAAAGTTGCACTTAAAGCTCAGAAACTTAAGGAGTTCTTCTAATGACTACCAAAGCTAAATTCCCCGGCAATACCATTCAGCTGTCCGACACTGTAGACCAGTGGGGCCGTAAGGTTCACATCAACGTTCGCAACGACAAGGTTACTCTGGTCTACCGCTGGAAGGCCAAGAGCGATAACCGTGCGCACACTCAGCGTGTGACCCTCGACGATACTCAAGCAGCTCGCCTGCTGGCATCTGTGGCTGTAGCAGCAGCTGTAGCTGTCGGTGAGGACAAAGTGCGTGACGCCATTCTGAGTAAAGAGGTTGGAGAAACCTCCATGCGACTGGCCGCAGCGTCAGAGCTTAAGTGATAAACTCAAGGTCATTACTATATGTAGTGGCCTTTATGATTATCACACACAACATATTGAGAGGACATTACCATGCGTAAACCTGAAGAGATCCGTAAAGAGATTGAAGCGCTGAACAAAGAGCTGGCTGAAGCCAAGACCTATGAAGCCAAGCGTGATGCTGCCGTTCACATTCTTGAGAACCTTGGGTGGACCCACAGCGGTCACAAAGGCTGGCAGAAACCCGCACCAAAGTGGAGTGACTACAAGGCGCCTCTGAAGGCTGGCGACTTGGCAACTTGGGAGGACGGGCCCATTGGTGGTACAGTCTATATCCGCAGTGTCGGCGACAAGTATGCTCAGGTGTCACATGTTCGCGGTATCAGCCGGATTGGTGCTGACGTAGTGAACGGTAGCTTTGCCATCGAAAAGAGTAAGTTAACCGTGCGTCCACGTGAGTATTTCATCGGGCGTCGATAAGTAATAGGAGACCACTATGTTAGTAACCGATATCGAGGCGAACAACCTCTTAGAGAAAGTCACTCAGTTCCACTGCGGTGTCATTTATGACTACAGCACGGACGAGTACGTATCGTATCGACCTTGGGACTTCTCAGCGTATCTCGATGCGTTGGAAGCTGAGGTGGCTCGTGGTGGTCTCATCGTATTCCACAACGGTCACAAGTACGATGCCCCAGTGTTGACCAAGCTGGCCAAGCTCCAGTTAAACCGAGAGTTCCACCTACCGCGTGAGAACGTAGTGGACACGTTGGTGCTCAGTCGTTTGCTGTTTGCGAACATTAAGGACTCCGACATGGCCTTGCTGCGTTCCGGTAAGTTACCCGGTAAGCGCTTCGGGTCTCACGCTCTGGAGGCGTGGGGTTACCGCTTAGGCGAGATGAAGGGTGAATACAAGGACGACTTCAAGAAGCTCCTTGAGGAACAGGGAGAAGACTACGTAGACGGTGCCGAGTGGATTAGCTTCAACGAGCCGATGATGGACTATAACGTTCAGGACGTTGTGGTGACCAAGGCCCTCCTTGAGAAACTTCTGAGCGATAAGCACTACTTCCCAGCTGGCATAGACTTCACGGATGTTGGCGAGACAACCTTCTGGTCAGAATCCTGTGAGGCCGTATGGCTGGAACACCGGGCCGCTTGGTTACTCGCTAAGCAGGAGCGCAACGGATTCCCGTTCAACACCAAGGCCATTGAGGAACTCTACGTTGAACTCGCTGGTCGTCGTTCTGAACTCCTTCAGACACTCACCGACACTTTCGGAACTTGGTATCAGCCTAAGGGAGGCACTGAGTTATTCCTACACCCTCGCACTGGTAAACCATTAGGTAAATACCCGCGAGTGAAGTACCCGAAGCAGGGCGGCATCTACAAGAAACCCAAGAACAAAGCTCAGCGTGAGGGTCGTGAACCCTGTGAGCTGGACACGCGGGATTACGTAGAGGGCGCTCCGTACACACCAGTAGAGCATGTTGTGTTCAACCCGAGTAGCCGAGACCACATCGCGCTCAAGCTGAAGGAAGCCGGATGGGTACCTACAGAGTTCACCGAAAAGGGTGCACCTAAGGTAGACGACGAGGTCCTTGAGCATGTTCGTGTGGAAGACCCCGAGAAGCAGCGCTGTATCGACCTCATTAAAGAGTACCTGATGATACAGAAGCGTATCGGTCAGGCGGCTGAGGGCGACAAAGCGTGGCTACGTTACGTTCAAGAGGATGGTAAAATTCATGGTTCAGTCAATCCTAATGGTGCCGTTACGGGCCGAGCGACTCACAGCTTCCCGAACCTCGGGCAGGTACCGGGCGTGCGGAGTCCTTACGGCGAGCCTTGCAGGGCTGCTTTTGGTGCTGAGCATCACCTTGACGGCCTCACTGGTCTACCTTGGATACAAGCTGGTATCGACGCCAGTGGTCTGGAGCTGCGGTGTCTCGCCCACTTCATGTCCAAGTACGACGGGGGAGCTTATGCAGACGTTATTCTTAACGGGGACATCCACACGGTAAACCAGCAGGCCGCTGAGTTACCGACTCGTGACAACGCCAAGACATTCATCTACGGCTTCCTCTATGGTGCTGGTGATGAAAAGATTGGACAAATCGTTGGAGCAGGTAAAGAGCGCGGAAAGGAACTCAAGAAGAAATTCCTTGAGAACACCCCAGCAATCGCAGCCCTGCGTGAAGGAATCCAGCAGACCCTCGTCGAGTCATCCCGATGGGTTGCCGGAGAGCAGAAGGTTAAATGGAAACGACGCTGGATTAAGGGACTGGATGGAAGAAAGGTACACGTTCGGTCACCACATGCCGCGCTCAACACGTTGCTTCAGTCAGCGGGTGCGCTCATTTGTAAGCTGTGGATTGTCGAGACTGAAGAGTTACTTCTCAAAGCAGGATTGAAGCATGGCTGGGATGGCGACTTCGCCTACATGGCGTGGGTTCACGATGAAATACAAGTGGCCTGTCGGACCCCAGAGATTGCACAGCAGGTGATTGACATAGCGCAGCAAGCTATGCGTAACGTGGGCGACCACTTTAAGTTCCGTTGCCGTCTGGATACAGAAGGTAAGATGGGTCCGAACTGGGCCGTATGTCACTAATAATACAGGAGATTTATCATGGCTATTACCAAGCGTTTCAAGGTTACTTTTGAGGTGACCAGCATTATTGATAGTGAGTCTGAGAAGGACCTCGGCGAGACCGTTCTGCGTGTTGCACGTATGGTTTCCAATGGCGAGAAGGTGGACAACTTCAAGCTGGGCTTCCTTGAGGCAGCACTCAACGGTGGACCTGATGAAGCGGCTGCGTACTGCATCCGACATGGTCTGCGCTCAATGGTCAAAGAGGCTCATGACGACCTTTCGTTTAACGAGAAGAAACTTATGCGCTTCTCCCCGGCAATCGTGAGGGTGACCAAGTGAGTGAGTACCTAAAAGTTCTGGCGGCCCTCAAGGGCTGCCCTAAGTCCTTCCAGTCGAACTACGTGCGGAACAACGCTGCGTTAGTCGCTGAGGCTGCGAGCCGTGGTCACATTTCGTGTCTGACCATGAGTGGTCGTAACGGTGGCGCTTGGGAAATTACCAGTGCCGGAGTGAAATTCCTTAAGACCCATGGAGGTTGCTTATGAGTAAGTTAACAGATAACGTTAAAGGTTACGTGAAGGAGCTAGGTGAGCGTGAGACCGAGCATCGTAAGTATTCATCGTTTTACCTTACGATTTCCTTGAAGGTTACCGAGAGTGACGCTGAGAACGAAGAAGAACTTCTCCCGTACGTTGGTAAAGAGATTGTCGCTAATGGAATGTGGGATGACACTTGGGGTGATGAGATTTATGACTGGAAAGTATTCTCTGTGGAGACCTCTGAGGAAGATACAGAGGCTCGTTCAGAGTTCCGTGAGTTACTCTCTCATCTCAACGCTGAGGACAACAGTATGGCCCTAGACTTCCTTGAGAAGCACCTTAAGCCCAAACTGGTGGAGAATCGGGTGGAGGTTCACCATGAGTAAGCGGATGGTGTTCGTACACCCGTTGGAACCTAAATCACACTGGGAAACCGCTGGTGGCATCGTCTGGTTTTATAAGGATGGCTATATGCTGCGCCAGTCCCTCGTCACCCACAAGGACCTTCATGACCCGAAGATGGGTTTTAAATTCAAGGAGTTAAAGAATGAGTAAGCACACATTGTTATCCTTCAGTGACTACCGGGCAACCCAGAAGATTGCCAAAGGTGTCCTTGTGATGGATGGTGACTGGTTGGTATTCCAAGCCATGAGTGCCGCTGAGTTCGATGCCTCGTGGGAGGAGGAGATTTGGCACCGTTGCTGTGACCACGCTAAGGCCCGAGAGATTCTGGAGAACTCCATCGAGTCCTACAAGGGCCGCAAGAAGGCATGGAAAAACGCCGATGTAGTCCTAGCGTTCACCGACCGTGTCAACTGGCGTAAGCTGCTGGTGGACCCAACGTACAAAGAGAACCGAGCTGTCACTAAGAAGCCTGTGGGTTACTTCGAGTTCCTTGAGTCCGTCTTTGAGACCTACACGTGCGTCCTTGAGCCTCAGCTCGAAGGTGATGACGTGATGGGAATCATCGGGTCTAACCCGTTACAGTTCAACTACGAGAAGGCTGTACTGGTCTCCTGTGACAAGGACTTTAAGACAATCCCCGACTGTGACTTCCTGTGGTGTACGACTGGTAACATCCTCGTGCAGACTCAGGAGACCGCTGACTACTGGCATCTCTTCCAGACTATCAAAGGTGACATCACCGATGGTTACGGTGGGATTCCCGGATGGGGTGATACCGCTGAGGACTTCCTCAAGGAACCATTCATTGTGGAGCCTGTAACGTCCGTACTGAAGTCCGGTAAGAACAAGGGCCAAGAGGTAACCAAGTGGGTGAAACGCGCTCCTGAGCCGGGAGAGACGCTCTGGGACTGCATTAAGTCCATTGGTGCCAAAGCAGGGATGACCGAAGAGGAAGTAATCAAGCAGGGCCAGATGGCTCGCATCCTCCGTTCTGATGAGTACAACATCGAGACTGGGGAGATTACTCTATGGCAACCGGGCAGCTGATTCTCATTGTCCTGACCATGGGCTTAGTCGCTCGCGGTCTCTGGATGTTAGCCTTGATTATCAAGCAGATAGTTGAGCACAAAGAGAAGTGATAAACTCATGGGCACTAATTAGGTAGCACTATAGGGAAGTGCCCATTATGATTATTACTTAAAGATTACTTAAAGAGGAGACTCAAATGTTAAAACCTATAGAGCACATCCTTAACAATCCTAATGACCTTCCTGACGTACCGCGAGCTGTCAAGGAGTACCTACAGTCTCGCTACAATGCTGACTTCCTGTATCAGTCAGAGGTCCGTAAGTTGCGTGAGGCTGGCCACAGTGAGGAGTTCATCTCCGGGGTACTGTACGGTCACCACATGGCTTCGCGTGTCCTTGATGAGATGGAGGGACGTCAGCGTGCACTCAAAGAAGGAGATTGATTATGTGTTTCTCACCTAAGATGAAAGCACCTAAGGTTGACACGACGACCGTCCCTGAGCCAGCGCCACTTACTGAGGAACCTAAGGGTATCCAGTACGGTGGTGAAGAGGGCTCAAACAGCACCACTCCTGAGGTGTCAGGCCGTAAGTCACTCAAGGTGGCCAAGACGACTGAGCCTACAGGGTCCGGTAGTAAAATCCGTAAGTCAGCTTTAGGAGGCTAACATGGGACTGTTCAAGAAAATCAAGAAGGCTATCTCAAAGGTAGTCAAGGCACCACTCAAGGCCGTAGGTCTGGCAGCAGATGCACCTAACGTGCAGACAGCCGCTGAGACACCTGTAGCCGCACCTCAGGAAGCACCGAAAGAGGTCGTGGAGGACATTGAGTCTTCGGCAGACACTGAGTCTGGTAAGAAGAAAACTCGTGCCTCCGGTAAGAAGTCCCTCTCAGTTTCCCGCAGCTCAGGCGGTGGGATTAACCTGTAAGGAGGTGACCCGTGGCAGAAGTTAAACTCGAAGGCTTCGCAGAGGAGGGAGCCAAGGCGGTGTACGACCGTCTGAAGAACGACCGACAACCCTATGAGACACGAGCGGAGTCCTGTGCGCAGTACACGATTCCCTCACTGTTCCCTAAGGACTCCGATAACGCATCAACCGATTACACGACTCCGTGGCAATCCGTAGGTGCTCGCGGTCTGAACAACCTAGCGTCCAAGCTGATGCTGGCCCTGTTCCCGATGCAGTCATGGATGAAGTTGACCATTAGCGAATACGAGGCGAAGAACCTACTGGGTGACGCTGAGGGTCTGGCTAAGATCGATGAGGGCCTCTCAATGGTAGAGCGCATCATCATGAACTACATCGAGTCCAACAGTTACCGAGTGACTCTCTTTGAGTGCTTGAAGCAACTGTGTGTGGCAGGGAACGCGTTGCTGTACTTACCGGAGCCTGAGGGTTATACCCCGATGAAGCTCTATCGGCTGAACTCGTATGTGGTCCAGCGAGACGCTTTCGGTAACGTACTCCAGATTGTCACCCTCGACAAGATTGCGTTCAACGCTCTCCCTGAGGACGTTCGCGGCCAAGTGGAAGCAGCCCAAGGTGAACAGAAGGAAGACGCTGAGATTGACATCTACACTCACGTGTATCTGAACGAAGCAGGGGATGGATACTCGAAGTACGAAGAGGTTGCTGAAGAGGTAGTACCGGGCAGTGAAGCCGAGTACCCTCTCGAAGAGTGTCCATACATTCCGGTCCGCATGGTGCGCATCGACGGTGAATCCTATGGTCGTTCCTACGTGGAAGAGTATCTGGGTGACCTCAAGTCCCTAGAGAACCTCCAAGAGTCCATCGTGAAGATGGCCATGATTACCGCTAAGGTTATCGGTCTGGTAGACCCAGCGGGTATCACTCAGGTCCGCCGACTCACGGCAGCACAGTCTGGTGCGTTCGTACCGGGCCGTAAGCAGGACATCGAGTTCCTCCAACTGGAGAAGTCCGGTGACTTTACCGTAGCGAAGAACGTAAGCGACACCATTGAGGCTCGCCTCTCGTATGCCTTTATGCTCAACAGTGCGGTACAACGTACAGGCGAGCGAGTCACAGCCGAAGAGATTCGGTACGTGGCGTCAGAGCTGGAAGATACCCTTGGCGGTGTCTACTCGATTCTCTCACAGGAACTCCAGCTGCCTCTGGTAAGAGTGCTCTTGAAGCAACTACAAGCCACGCAGCAAATCCCAGAGTTACCTAAAGAGGCCGTCGAGCCAACTATCAGCACTGGCCTTGAGGCTATCGGACGTGGTCAGGACCTTGACAAGCTGGAGCGGTGCATTAACGCATGGTCTGCCCTTAAGGCCCTCGAAGGTGATGACGACCTCAACTTGGCTAACCTCAAGTTGCGAATTGCTAACGCTATCGGACTCGACACAGCTGGTATGCTGCTCACTCAGGAAGAGAAGAACGCCCTTATGGCACAGCAAGGTGCTCAGATTGCTACACAGCAAGGGGCCGCTGCGTTGGGTCAAGGGATGGCCGCTCAGGCTACTGCAAGTCCTGAAGCGATGGCCGCAGCGGCTGATTCAGTCGGTATGCAACCGGGCATGTAATTAGGTAGCACTATAGGGAGACCGATTGGTTTCCCTCTTAGTCTTAACTTTAAGGAGATTGAAATGGCTGGCGAATCTAACGCAGACGTATACGCATCCTTCGGTGTCAACAGTGCTGTACTGACTGGTAGTACACCGGAGGAGCACCAAGAAAACATGTTGGCTCTTGATGTTGCTGCCCGTGATGGCGATGATGCAATCGAGCTGAACACAAACAGTGATGACCCGTATGGTTCCGATGTGGACCCGTTCGGTGAGCAAGACGAAGGTCGTATGCAGGTACGCATCTCGGCTGACGGTTCGGATGATACTGAAGGCGATGAGCCTGACAGTGAAGAACAGCAGGACGACACAGAGAATCAGCAGGAGGAAGTAACCACAGAGGGTGAAGACGAAGAGTTCAAACCTATCGGTGAAACTCCGGCTGATATCAACGAGGCGTCTCAACAGCTGGAAGAACACGAAGCTGGCTTTAACGACATGGTCGCCACTGCAATCGAACGCGGTCTCTCACAGGATGCTGTGACCCGTATTCAGCAGGAGTACCAGAACGAAGACAGTCTGTCCGAGGAGTCTTACCGAGAGTTGGCCGAGGCTGGTTACAGTAAGGCGTTCGTCGATGCGTACATTCGTGGTCAGGAAGCTCTGGTCAACCAGTACGTAGAGAAAGTGATGGACTTCGTGGGTGGCCGCGAGCGCTTCCAACAGGTCTACGGTCACATGAAGACCAATAACCCTGAGGGTGCTGAGGCGCTCATCAAGGCTTTTGAGTCCCGTGACGTAGCCACCATGAAGACGATTCTGAACCTAGCGGGACAGTCTCGTGATAAAACCTTTGGTAAGAAAGCTGAACGCTCTATTGCCAAGCGTGCTACCCCAGCGAAACCTGTGGCCCGTAAAGCTGAAGGCTTCGAGTCTCAGGCTGAGATGATTAAAGCTATGTCTGACCCGCGTTACCGCACCGACTCTAAGTACCGTCGTGAAGTGGAACAGAAGGTTATCGACTCTAAGTTTTAATTAGGTAGCACTATAGGGAGAGATGGAATCTACAGTTTGGCGGTCACCAGTTCAGTTAATACTGATTGGGCATCTGGCTGCCGTGGCTTGGCTGTAGAGTGCCCTTCGAGTTACACAATGAGTATCACCTCGTTTCAAGTAGTAACTGACGCGACCTTAGGGCAAGACCTTATGATAGGCGCGGAGAATTACCCCCAAAGAGCTTGGCAACGATAGGCCCGTTTGGTCAGCGTAATGACTAATTCTACTCGTAAACAACATAAGGAGATTAAACATGGCTAACATGCAAGGTGGACAGCAGCTCGGTACTAACCAAGGTAAAGGTCAATCCGCAGCAGACAAGCTGGCGCTATTCCTGAAAGTATTCGGCGGTGAAGTCCTGACCGCATTCGCTCGTACCTCTGTGACCACCAACCGTCACATGCAGCGTCAAATCAGCTCCGGTAAGTCCGCACAGTTCCCTGTGATTGGTCGCACCAAGGCTGCTTACCTGCAACCGGGCGAGTCTCTGGATGACAAACGTAAAGACATCAAGCACACCGAGAAGACCATTAACATTGATGGCCTGCTGACTGCGGACGTGCTGATTTACGACATCGAAGACGCGATGAACCACTATGACGTGCGCTCCGAGTACACCTCTCAGATTGGTGAATCTCTGGCGATGGCAGCTGATGGTGCGGTACTGGCTGAGCTGGCTGGTCTGGTTAACCTCGCTGATTCCGTCAACGAGAACATCGCTGGTCTGGGCAAACCGTCCCTGCTGGAAGTTGGCGCTAAGGCTGACCTGACCGACCCGGTCAAGCTGGGCCAAGCGGTTATTGCGCAGCTGACCATTGCTCGTGCGGCTCTGACCAAGAACTACGTCCCGGCTAACGACCGTACGTTCTACACCACCCCGGACGCGTACTCTGCGATTCTGGCGGCTCTGATGCCTAACGCTGCGAACTATGCGGCTCTGATTGACCCTGAGCGTGGTTCTATCCGTAACGTGATGGGCTTCGAAGTCGTAGAGGTTCCGCACCTGACCGCTGGTGGTGCTGGTGATGACCGCCCGGACGAAGGCGCAGAAGCGACCAACCAGAAGCACGCCTTCCCGGCAACTGTCGGTAAAGTCAACAAAGAGAACGTTGTGGGCCTGTTCCAGCACCGTTCCGCTGTTGGTACCGTCAAGCTGAAAGACCTCGCTCTGGAACGTGCTCGCCGCGCTGAGTATCAGGCTGACCAGATTATCGCTAAGTACGCGATGGGTCACGGTGGTCTGCGTCCTGAATCTGCTGGTGCGCTGGTTTTCACGGCGGCCTAAGCGTAAATACCTTTAGTGCTCGGGTGGTAACTCCACCTGAGTATGAGGTACAGACTGTGGCTATTGCTGGTGATTCACTTAAGGTGACACTTGATGGGCTGGATGAGGTAACGGATTGGTCAACCCTTGAGGTAACTTATGGTACTTCAGGGATTGCCAGCCATACTCGCCGGACCAACACGCTGTACTTCAAAGGAATCGCTGTAGGCGAAACTCTGGTGACTGTCAGCTTTGACGGGTCTGAAAGGAAGACCTTTAAGCTGGTCGTGACTAACTAATAAGCCAAACCCCTTGGGGACCACTCACGGTCTCTGAGGGGTTTTTTCGTTAGGAGCTTATAATATGAACATGCAAGATGCTTACTTTGGGTCTGCCGCTGAGCTGGATGCAGTCAACGAGATGCTCGCAGCCATCGGTGAATCCCCGGTGACAACACTTGACGAAGATGGTAGCGCAGACGTGGCGAACGCTCGTCGTATCCTCAACAGGATTAACCGCCAGATTCAGTCTAAAGGTTGGGCCTTCAACATCAATGAGTCGGCCACATTGACCCCGGATGCCAGCACTGGGCTCATCCCGTTCCGTCCGGCCTACCTGTCAATCCTTGGCGGCCAGTACGTTAACCGTGGTGGTTGGGTGTACGATAAGTCCACGGGGACAGATACCTTCTCTGGGCCAATCACCGTGACCCTTATTACCCTTCAGGATTACGATGAGATGCCTGAGTGTTTCCGCCAGTGGATTGTCACCAAGGCCAGCCGTCAGTTCAACTCTCGGTTCTTCGGAGCGGAGGACGTAGAGAACTCACTGGCACAGGAAGAGATGGAAGCACGGATGGCGTGCAACGAGTACGAGATGGACTTCGGGCAGTACAACATGCTTGACGGTGACGCGTACGTACAGGGTCTCATCGGTCGTTAATCAGAAACTAAGGAGGACCAAATGGCTCTCGTATCACAATCAATCAAGAATCTCAAGGGAGGCATTAGCCAGCAGCCTGAAATCTTACGGTACCCAGAGCAGGGTACACTTCAGGTCAACGGTTGGTCCTCCGAGACTGAGGGTCTCCAGAAGCGACCACCTATGGTGTTCATCAAGTCCCTTGGCCCTCGTGGTTACTTGGGGGAAGACCCATATATCCACCTCATCAACCGAGATGAGTTCGAGCAGTATTACGCTGTGTTCACAGGGAATGATGTAAGGGTGTTCGACCTGTCCGGTTATGAGTATCAGGTCAGAGGTGACCGCTCTTATGTGACCGTCAATAACCCTAAGGATAACTTGCGGATGGTCACAGTGGCTGACTATACGTTCATCGTCAACAGGACCAGACAGGTGCGCGAAAGCCCGCTCCAAACTAACGGAGGGGTATTCAGGGATAACGCGGACGGCATCATCAACGTTCGTGGTGGGCAGTATGGGCGTAAGCTCGAAGTGAATATTAACGGCGTGTGGGTTAGCCACCAGCTCCCTCCGGGTGACAACGCTAAGGATGACCCGCCCAAGGTCGACGCACAGGCCATCGCTGAGGCACTAGCGGTTCTTCTCCGGGCCGCTCACCCTACGTGGACGTTCAACGTGGGAACAGGGTACATCCACTGCATCGCACCAGCTGATACCACCATTGACGTGTTTGAGACCAAGGATGGCTACGCCGACCAGTTAATCAACCCAGTGACCCACTACGTTCAGAGCTTCTCAAAGTTACCACTGAACGCGCCTGACGGGTACATGGTGAAAATTGTTGGTGACACCTCGAAGACTGCTGACCAGTATTACGTTAAATATGATAAGAGTCAGAAGGTCTGGAAGGAAACTGTGGGGTGGAACGTCTCGGTCGGCCTTGAGTACCACACGATGCCTTGGACACTGGTTCGTGCGGCTGACGGTAACTTTGACCTCGGGTATCACGAGTGGAAGGACCGCCGAGCTGGTGACGATGATACCAACCCTCAGCCATCCTTTGTGAACTCGACGATAACTGACGTGTTCTTCTTCAGGAACCGCTTAGGGTTCATCTCTGGGGAGAACATTGTGATGTCCCGTACCAGTAAATACTTCGAGTTCTACCCGCCGTCAGTGGCCAACTACACGGACGATGACCCGCTGGATGTTGCTGTAAGTCATAACCGAGTGTCGGTCCTCAAGTATGCTGTGAGCTTCGCTGAGGAGCTTCTACTGTGGTCTGATGAGGCACAGTTCGTCCTGTCGGCAAACGGTGTGTTATCTGCTAAGACAGCACAGCTGGACCTGACCACTCAGTTCGATGTGTCAGACCGTGCGCGCCCTTATGGTATCGGCAGGAATATCTACTATGCGTCCCCTCGCAGCTCCTTTACGTCCATCATGCGCTACTACGCGGTACAGGATGTAAGCTCTGTGAAGAACGCAGAGGACATGACGGCTCACGTACCGAACTACATCCCGAGCGGTGTGTATAGCATCAACGGGTCTGGTACGGAGAACTTCGCGTGTGTACTTACCAAGGGTGCTCCCAGCAAGGTGTTCATCTACAAGTTCCTCTACATGGATGAGAACATCCGGCAGCAGTCATGGTCGCACTGGGACTTCGGGGATGGTGTTGAGGTTATGGCCGCAAACTGTATCAACTCGACGATGTATATGTTGATGCGTAACGCCTACAACGTGTGGATAGCTGCGGTTGACTTTAAGAAGAACTCTACGGACTTTCCGTTCGAGCCTTACCGATTCCACGTGGACGCCAAGCGTTCATACCGCATCTCAGAGACTGCGTACGACATTGGGACGAACCAGACGGTAGTGAACGTCAAGGACATCTACGGTGCGTCGTTCTCTAAGGGTACCGTGGCAATATGCGAGAGTGACGGTAAAATCACCGAGTACGAGCCTACGGGTTCCTCTTGGGACTCAACCCCGGACATCCGCATTAGCGGTGACATCTCAGGTAAGGACATTGTCATCGGGTTCCTGTACGACTTCCAGTATGTGTTCAGTCGGTTCCTCATCAAGCAGGAGCAGAACGACGGCACAACGTCCACTGAGGACTCTGGTCGCCTACAGCTGCGCAGAGCGTGGGTTAACTATCAGGACACTGGCGCGTTCACTGTGAGCGTCGATAACGGTAGCCGGGAGTTCAACTATCTGGTCAACGCCCGAGTCGGTTCTACTGGTCTACGTCTGGGCCAGAAGGCCACGACCACTGGTCAGTATCGTTTCCCTGTGACAGGTAACGCACTGTATCAGAAGGTGTCCTTGAGTTCCTTCAACGCTTCCCCAGTGTCAATCATTGGGTGCGGCTGGGAGGGTAACTACATGAGACGCGGCTGGGAGGGTAACTACATGAGACGCGCTAACGGTATTTAACTGAACGTCTCCCTGTGGTGTTGCTCAATTAGGTAGCACTATAGGGAGACCACACTAAGAGGGGGACTTAAAGCATGTACATAGCGGCTGGGAGGGTAACTACATGAGACGCGCTAACGGTATTTAACTGAACGTCTCCCTGTGGTGTTGCTCAATTAGGTAGCACTATAGGGAGACCACACTAAGAGGGGGACTTAAAGCATGTACATAAGAAACACTGTAAGTAATGACTTCGAGTTATTCATCCCGGCCTACCATGACGTACTTGAGGCGCAGGCCATGGGTATAGAACCATCGTTCCCAGCGGTTACTGAGTGTGTCACGTTAGACCACGATGGTTTTCCTTTGGCTATAGGTGGACACTGTGGAGACCAGTGCTGGTTCGTCACGAGTGACCAAGTGTGGAGACTCGACAGGGCTGGCAAGCTGGAGTTCCGTGAGAGAATCATGGAGTACAGGGACATGTTATTAGATGTTTATCCATCCCTGTGGAACTTCGTGTGGGTCGGTAACGGTCCCCACAAGCGGTTCCTTAAGTCCATCGGTGCTGTATTCCACGAGGAGTACACTCAGGATGGGAAGTTCCAACTGTTCACCATAACGAGGAGGTAACGATTATGTGCTGGATGGCAGCAATACCAATTGCAATGGCAGCAGCGCAGTCTGTAGGTAACGCCCGGAATGCCACTAAGGCCACCGGTCTACAGAACGACCAGATGCGCCGACAGTCTGCCCAGATGATTAAAGAGTCAAACATTCAGAACGCTAACGCCAGCCTTGAGCAGAAACAGAAGCTCGAAGAGGCAAGCGCCGAGTTATCCGCTAAGAATCTCGATAAGGTTCAGGCCATGGGTACAATCCGTGCAGCCATCGGAGAGGGTAACCTTGAGGGTAACTCAATGGACCGCATCCAGAGAATCGAAGAGGGTAAGTTCATCCGGGAGGCCAATGCGGTCACCGATAATTACCGTCGAGACTATGCGTCACTATTCGCTCAACAGCTAGGTAACTCTGAGTCCACTATGGACCAAGTGAAATCCATGCAGAAGGCTGAAGGTAAAGGTAAGTCTAAGCTGGAACAGGTGCTCGACCCACTGGCACTTATGGGCTCACAGGCAGCGTCCGCATACGCTTCAGGTGCGTTCGACAGCAAGTCCACCAAGGCCCCAATCAGTCAGGCCCAAGGCACAAAGGTAGGAGGTAAGTAATGGCTAGTAAATTAGAACAAGCATTAAGCCAGATGCCACAAGCCGGGTCTACTCGTATCCGAGGTGGCTCAGCGTCCATGCAGTATCGCCCGGTGACCATCCAGCAGGAAGGGGTCAGGCAGTCTAACCTAGTGCAGTCCTTGGCGAAGTTTGGGACAGCTATGGGCGAAGCAGCGGATGCTTACGACAAGCGCCAGCGCGACAAGGCTGAGGAGCGGTCTGATGAGATTATCCGCAAGTTGACCCCAGAGCAGCGCCGAGAGGCAATCAAGAACGGGACACTGCTGTATCAGGATGACCCGTACGCTATGGAGGCCCTACGGTTCAAGACTGGCCGTAACGCTGCGTTCCTCATTGACGACGAAGTGGCGCAGCGCGTTCAGAACGGTGAGTTCCGTACTCGTGCTGAGATGGAAGAGTACCGCCACAAGCGGTTGACCGAAGGTGCCAACGAGTACGCTGAGCAGTTCATGATTAACCCTGAGGACTCAGAGTTCCAGAGGGGCTTCAACGCGAACATCACTGAGCGTAACATCTCACTGTACGGTAAGCACGATACGTTCCTTAGCGACCAAGCCCAGAATGGTGCCATACTGGCCTCGAAGGTGGAGCTGTCAGGAGTGCTTAAAGACCCACAGGTTCTGGCACGTCCAGAGTCCGGTGAGTTCTTCCAGCGCTACATCGACAACGCAATTAAGACCGGGAGTATCCCAAGCGATGCTCAGGCACAGCAGGTCATCATTGGGTCCCTTAACGACGTCATTCAGCGTCCGGGTGCTACCAACTTCCTCCAGAGCCTTGAGGGCCGCCCGGTCACCCTTAACGGGAAGACCACGACCTACAAGGAACTCATGGGCGAGGAGCAGTGGAACGCCCTAATGGTCAAGGCCCAATCGACTCAGTTCGACAATGACGCTAAGTTGTCAGAAGGTTTCCGCCTTGGGATTACCAGTGCGCTGAACCAAGACGACACCAGCAAGGGCTGGGAGATGCTTCAAGGTGTCAAGGCGGAACTTGACCGTCTACAGCCCGGCGAGCAGATGACCCCGGAGCGTGAGCGCTTGATTCAAGCTGAGGAGCAGATGCAGACCCGTTTCAGTCAGGAGGCCCAAGCGGCGGCCAAGGAGATGGACAAGCGTCAGAAGACTATCAACAAGAACCAAGTGATTGACCAACAGTTCACCAAGCGTATATCCGGTCAGTACGTGTCCACCAGTTACAAGGACATGCCGACCAACGAGAACACTGGCGAGTTTACTCACAGTGACATGGTGAATTACGCTAACGGCAAGCTGGCAGAGATTGACCAGATGCAGCTCACAGAGCAACAGAAGGACCGCATGAAGCTAAGCTACCTCCGGGCAGACTCAGAGGGTGGGGCCTTCCGTACCGTTGTGGGCCAGATGGTTACCGACGCTGGGTCTGAGTGGTCTGCCGCTGTGATTAACGGTAAGTTACCCGAGGATACCACGGCGTTGAACAAACTGCGCACCATGCGTAACACCGACCCGGACCTCTTCGCCGCGCTGTACCCTGACAAGGCGGACCTGTTCCTGACGATGGACATGATGGATAAGCAGGGCATTGACCCGCAGATTCTCATCGACGCTGACCGCTCACGTCGCAGTCTTACCAAAGAGATGCAGTACGAGGACGATAAGGCGTGGGCGTCCCTGAAGAACAACTCAGAGTCACCAGAGCTGTCCCGCATTCCTGCTAGTCTGGATGGAATGGCCCGTAAGATTTACGACAGCTTCAAGTACCGCACAGGTAACAGTGATGGTGCCATGCAGCAGGTTGACAAGTTTCTTAAGGAATCCACTGTGACCTTCAAAGGTGATGACGTGGATGGTGATACCATTGGTATTATCCCGAAGAACATCCTACAGGTCAGTGATGACCCTAAGAGCTGGGAGCAGGGCCGAGACATTCTCGAAGAAGCCCGTAAGGGAATCATCGCGGCTAACCCTTGGGTGACCAACAAGCAGCTGACGATGTACCAGCAGGGTGACTCTATCTACATGATGGACACCACTGGTACCGTACGCATCCGCTACGATAAGGAGCTACTGACTCGAGCCTATCAGGAACAGCAGCAGCGACTGGCCAAGGAAGCCGAAGAGAAGGCATTGAAGGAAGCAACCAAACGCGCACCTATCGCCGCAGCCACTCAGGCCCGTAAGGCCGCTGGTGAGCGTGTCCGTGCGAAACGTAAAGCCACTCCGAAGTTCATCTATGGAGGTGGTGACCAATAACCATTAAGGAGACAACATGAGCTACGATAAGTCTAAACCTAGCGATTACGATGGCATCTTCCAGAAGGCAGCAGACTCTCATGGGGTCTCCTATGACCTCCTGCGTAAGTTATCGTTTAACGAATCATCCTTCAACCCTAAGGCCGTCTCTAAGACTGGCCCTAAGGGCATCATGCAGTTCACCCGCAACACGGCCCGAGCGATGGGCCTTAACGTGACCGATGGTGACGACGATGGGCGATACAACCCTGAGTTAGCCATTGACGCTGGCGCTAAGCTGCTTGCCAGTCTCGTTAAGAAGTACGACGGGGATGAGCTGAAAGCTGCCCTAGCGTACAACCAAGGGGAAGGCCCAGCGGGTGCTCCCCAGCTCCAAGCGTACGACAAGGGAGACTTCGGGTCTATCTCGGAGGAAGGTCGTAACTACATGCGCAAGCTGCTGGATGTGGCCAAGAGTCCGAACTCAGGCTCACTGGAGGCGTTCGGAGGCATCACCCCAAAGGGTAAAGGGATTCCCGCAGAGGATGCCTTCAGGGGCATCGCTAAGGCTGGCAAGGTAGGTACTGAGCTGCCGGAGTCCCATGGGTTCGACGTTGAAGGTGTAGCACAGGAAGCGCCCAACACGCCATACGCTAAGGACTTCTGGGAGAAGACCGGGACGACTCTAGACGAGTATAACTCTCGGTCTACCTTCTTCGGGTTCGGTGACGCTGCTGATGCTCAGATTCAGAACTCCACATTGGGTGTGGCCTTCCGTGCTGCGCGAGCCGACGATGGGTACGATGTGTTCAAGGACACGATGACCCCGACTCGCTGGAACTCTTACGTACCCTCCAAGGAAGACTTACAGAAGCTGCGCGACTCCGGGCTACCTCCAAGTTACTACGGTGTGGTGACTGGTGGTGACGGTGAGAACTGGGATGCACTCATCAAGCTGGCCAAGGATAACTTCGAGGCTGACCAACGGGCCGCTGAGGCTGGTACTGGGGCGAAACTCGCTGCTGGTATCGTTGGTGCTGGTGTAGACCCGCTCAGCTATGTCCCTCTGATCGGTGTGGCCGGGAAGGGACTCAAGGTGGTCAATAAGGCCCTGCGAGTAGGTGCACAGGCTGGGGCACTCAGCGTTGCCTCTGAGGGAATCCGTACGTCAGTAGCTGGTGGTGAAGCTCACTACGCTGATGCAGCACTTGGTGGGTTACTGTTCGGTGCTGGTATGTCGGCCCTCAGTGACGCTGTGGCCGCTGGTATCCGCAGGGCTCGCGGTGTTGAATCCGTGAATGAGTTCGCTGGCCCAGCCCTCCGTATGGAAGCACGAGAGACTGCCATCAACACTGGTGGTCATGACACCTCGACACTGCCTCCAGAGAACTTCTCGTTCGAGCAGAACCACAGAGGTGTTCCGTTTGCCGACCACCCGACCGAAGAGGGCGCGGCGGTTCTGGCCAATGGTTCCATCCTGAGTGACACCAACCCGCTTAACCCAAGGACTCAGCGCGACTTCGCAGAGATTGACCCAGAGCGTGCAGCTCCCGGTATCAAACTCGGTGGGTTCACTGAGATTGGCCTGAAGACATTAGGGTCCAAGGATGCTGGCGTCCGTGCAATAGCTCAGGACCTCGTTCGTTCTCCTACAGGGATGCAATCAGGGTCTAGCGGTAAGTTCGGTGCGACGGCTTCGGACATCCATGGGCGGCTCCATGCGACTGACCAGCGGATGTATAACCAACTGTATGCCGCTGTTGACCGCGCCATGAAGGACCCAGAGTTCTCCGTGGGCGAGCAGAAGATGTCACGCAGAGCCATCCGTCAGGAAGTCTACAAGCGTGCTGCCTTGGCGATTGAGCGCCCAGAGTTACAGGCTGATTTGACCAAAGGTGAACGGGAGGTGATGGACCTGCTTAAAGAGCACTTCGACACCAAGCGTGAACTTATGGAACAGCCGGGTATCTTCGGTAACGCTAACGCCGTCAGCATCTTCCCCGGCAGTCGCCACAAGGGTACCTACGTACCTAACGTGTATGACAGAGGTGCTAAGGAACTGATGATGCAGAAGCTGGGTGGACCTGAAGGACTCCAACAGGCAATCGCTCAGAGCTGGCTCACCAGTTACCGAGTGAGACCTGAGGTTAAGGCCCGTGTGGACGAGTACCTCATGGAACTCAACGGCTACAAGTCGGTTGACCAAGTGACACCTGAGGTGGTCCAGAAGCACGCCATGGACAAGGCTTACGGTATCAGTCACACTGAGGACTTCACAGCGTCCAGCGTCATTGACGACAACATCACAGGTCTGGTCGGTATCGAGAACAACTCGTTCCTTGAGGCCCGTAACATGTTCGACAGCGACCTCCCGGTTACCTTACCGGATGGGTCGACATTCAGCGTCAACGACCTGAGGGACTTCGACATGTCTCGGATTGTCCCAGCGTACGACCGTCGAGTTAACGGTGATATCTCCATCATGGGCGGTAGCGGTAAGACCATGAAGCAGCTCAAGGACGAAATCATGGCGCTGGACAAGCGGGCTGAACGTAATGGGCAGCTGAAGGGTGAAGTTGAGGCACTGAAGGACACCGTTAAGATTCTCACTGGCCGTGCTCGCCGTAACAACGATACAGCCTTTGAGACCGCCATGCGTTCCCTGAACGACCTAGCGTTCTTCGCTAAGAACTTCTACATGGGTCCGCAGAACCTCACAGAGATTGCCGGGATGTTGGCCAAGGGTAACGTTAAGGCGATGCTGCATGGTATCCCAACGCTGCGAGACCTTGCCACCAGAACCTCTCCGGTGTCCGGTAGTGAACTCCGTGAACTCCATGGGGCGCTGTTCGGTAAGGAACTCGACCAGTTAATCCGTCCGGGGCGTGAGGATATCGTACAGAGAATCCGTGAGGCTTCCGATACCAGTGGGGCCATGGCGTCAGTCATTGGTACCATCAAGTTCGGTACTCAGGAGCTGTCGGCTCGTTCTCCTTGGACCAAGATGCTGAACGGTACGGCTAACTACATTCTGGACACTGCCCGTCAGGGTGTGCTTGGTGATGTGGCTGGTGCGGCCCTAGGCGGTAAGGGTTCCAAGTTTGGCAAAGAGAACTTCCTCAAAGCTGCCTCTATCAGTCCTGAGCAGTGGAAGGGAATCAAGCAACTCTTTGTCGACCACGCGACTCGTGACGCTAACGGCCAGTTCACCATCAAGGACAAGAAGGCTTTCAGTCAGGACCCGAGGGCGATGGACCTGTGGCGTCTTGCCGATAAGGTTGCCGACGAGACCATGCTGAGACCTCACAAGGTGTCCCAGCAGGATTCCAAGGCGTACGGTGCTGGTGTCAAGATGGCTATGCAGTTCAAGAACTTCACCATCAAGTCACTCAACGCTAAGTTCATTCGGTCCTTCTATGAGGGCTACAAGAACAACCGCGCTATCGACATGGCGTTGACCCACGTGTTGTCACTGGGTATCGCAGGGACCTACTTTGCGATGCAGGCCCACGTGAAGGCTTACGGTCTCCAAGAGTCTCAGCGTAAGGACTACCTGAAGAAAGCCCTGAACCCGACCATGCTAGGCTACGCAGCGTTGACTCGAAGTTCCCACATTGGTGCACCATTGTCCATAGCGTCAATGATTGCTGGTGCCGCTGGGTTCCAAGATGCCAACATGCTGCGCTCCACCATCTTACCTAAGGAGGAACAGTTCCAGAAGAAAGACGGAGCGTCCAAAGGTAGAGCCGAGTCCAGCAACCTTGCGGGCAACTTGGGGTCTCAGGTACCAGCATTGGGTTACATTGGAAACGTCATTGCTACCGCTAAGAATGCCTACGGTGTTGCTACAGCACCTAACAAGCCTACTGAGCGCGACTACATGACTGGCCTGATGAACTCCACTAAGGAGCTGGTACCCAACGACCCACTTACCCAGCAACTCGTGATGAAAATCTATGAGGCCAACGGTGTAACCATCAAACAACAGCCGAAACCTAACTAATTAGGTAGCACTATAGGGAGACCCTAGCGGTTTCCCTTCACATTCAACTTAAGGAGGCCACAATGGACCAAGATACTAAAACAATTATCCAATACCCCACCGGTGGTGACGAATACGATATCCCCTTCGACTACCTGTCGCGTAAGTTTGTCCGTGTGTCTCTCGTGTCGGATACCCAGCGTCTCTTGCTGGATAACATCACAGATTACCGGTACGTCTCCAGAACGCGCGTTAAACTGCTGGTAAGTACCGATGGGTATAGTCGTGTAGAGATTCGACGCTTCACCTCTGCGTCCGAGATGGTCGTGGACTTCAGCGATGGGTCCGTTCTCCGCGCGACCGACCTTAACGTGTCCGCTCTACAGTCTGCACACATCGCAGAGGAGGCTCGTGACTTATTCAGCACATCCCTGAGCATTGGCCAACTTCGCTACTTTGACGCTAAAGGCTTGCAGATAAAGAATGTAGCAGCAGGTGTTGACAATACCGATGCAGTAACCGTTCAGCAGCTCAACAAGATAATCGCTGACGTCGTGACCACCATCCCTGACAGTGTGGCAGATAACATCCGGGGACTTTGGGCGCGAGTTTTAGGTGACATCGGAATCACGCTTGTTGACGGTAGCTTCGAGACTGGTGCAACCATTACTACCAGAACTCAAGCACTGTGGTCCATAAGTGGCCGTAAGTGCTATACATGGGCTGGTGCTCTGCCTAAGGTTGTCCCAGAGAACTCTACCCCAGAGTCTACAGGCGGTATTTCCGAAACGGCGTGGGTGGATAGTTCCTCCAAGGCCCTCGGTGTACTTTTGGCTGGACCATCTGGAGCTGAGCGCGTCGGTCTCAAGCAGGGCGGTACCGTTCAGGACGCCATTAATTGGTTGACGTTCGACTCCTTCGACATCGTAAAGGATGGTTCAAAAGATGTCACGGCAGACATTATGGCAGCCTGCGTTGTAGCCAACGACCTCGGGCTGGACATTAAGCAGAACGATGGGACATACCTAGTGTCTGGGAACCCTGTGTGGCCTGTGTACAACTCGCTTGACCTCAATGGGGTGACGCTGAAGTTGGCTGCTGGTTTCACTGGGTACTTTGCACTGACCCAGAAGGACTCCACAACGGTTTACGGGCCAACCAGTCCTATCGTTCAGGCCATCAATGCGGCTGGTGGGCGAACCGCTGGCTCTGGCGTTCTGGAAGGTCTGGTGAACTCTACCGAGCTGAATGGAAAGTTCCTGTTCATGGAGGGTGCCGATGTCCTTTATTATTCCCGAGGAACAGCTAAGTACTGGTGGACGAACACCTACCTGTCAAACCGTGGGAAACTGAGTGACAACCTTAAGTATGGCGTATCGGCTATCACGAAGATAACGGCAGTTACCCCTCGCACGAAGATTGTCTACTATCGTCTTCCTAATCTGGACTTTGGCAATGGCCCAGCGAACAACGGTGTGATTCGTGTACTGAACAACACCCGGTTCATTATGCAGGGTGGCTCAATCTCCAACCGTCCACTTAAGGATGTGTCAAAGAGTCCCGTCATAATCAGCCTCAACTACTGCGCAGCCTTCAAGGCGTACGACTTCTTCGACCCGTATCCGGCCTTTGCGGTGAACGCCAATAACTCGCTCGTCTACTCCTACACCCTGAACTTCAACGACATCGCTGACGCTGTGTTTGAGAACTTCAACTCGCAGGGGTACGGTTGGGGCGTGGTCGGTGGGCAGCGCTCTACCAATATAACCTATCGTGACTGTAACCTTAACAGGGTGGACATGCACGACCCTTACATGGGGTACCTGAAGGTGCTGGACACCCGCTTGGGTACTTGGGGCATCAATGCTTCGGGAATGGGCGATATGTACTTAGAGCGCGTCACGGTCGATTTGGATGATTCGGCACATGGTGGCTACCGCGAGCACGAAGGCATCATCAACGCCCGTGGTGACTTTGGCGGGTTCCACGATGGTGGTCTGTACATTAAGGACCTGACAATCGTCGGTGAGGCTTCCGCCTTCGAGGCAGCATCTGGGCACCCAGTGGCGCTGGTCTCTGCATACTCCTTCAACGCATCCCTTGCGTATATCCCTGAGTCTTCTCCGGTTACTCCGTGGGGCTTCAAGGAGGTAATCGTTGAGGGCCTGCACTGCCCGTTCAAGCGGACTGGTCGTCGGTTCAACTCCATCATCTCAGCTCCAAGTATTCAGTTCACTGTGTATCACCCAATGCGGGTTAAACTGGAGGACTGTAACTTCAACTCTACGGCGTTCGAGAAGTTCGACCTGAGGGGCTGGAGGGTTACTCCGTACAACCCCTCGAAGGTTGGTATCGCGAACACTCTGGCATTCCGTCCTACGAACTTTGTTGATGTGAAGGACTGCTCGATGGTTGGCCTTGAGTTCACCCGACCGACTAGTGCATACGACTACTCTAACTTTGACGTAAACCTCGTTAACGTTAAGAACGTAGAGGAGCACTCCCTGTCGCCGTTCACTCTGTACACTAACCAGTGTGGTCGTTATAACTTGGTTGGGTGCGGTCTGCAACAGATTGTGGACAAGTCGATGACCACTGGTGAGCGCGCAAACCGTCGGAGTACGTTCTCGGTGACTGGTGGGACTTGGAACTCCCTTTCCGAGAACCCTACGGATATAACCTACGGTAACGGCTACGACATCCCTGTGGTGGCGACTGGTGTTATGTTCGTTGGTCCGTACTCCCAGACTGAAGTGACAGGCGCAAACTTGAACGTTGCAGAGTTTGTTCAGGCATCCGGCTGCAAGTTCCTCAGTTCCGGCCCGACCTACATCCAGCCGTTACTCTGGAGTGGTGCAGGTGGTCCAACTGGAGCGAGTGCTAACTTCAACGTGGCACGCGGGAACACTCTGGGCCTGAACATCTCTGCGGTGAACGGTAAGACGTCTCAGGTTATCGCGGCGACTCTGGTGATTCCGCAAGGGTTCTCAACTGGACCGGCTGCTGGTACAACCTACGGGTTCGCCGTGGAAAAGAACATCAACTACCAATTAGGGCTTAACGCCCGCAGCCTGAAGGCGAACGTTGGTTTAGTGCGTTGTAGTGATACCATAACCGGGGTGTACCTGAACGCATAAGGAGGTATTAATGTTATCCCTAGACTTCAACAACGAAGTTATCAAGGCGGCTCCCATTGCGGGGGTCGCTGGGGCTGACGGTGTAGCGAGGCTCTTTTGGGGCCTCTCACTCAATGAGTGGTTCTACGTCGCGGCAATCGCCTACACAGTGGTTCAAATTGGTGCCAAGGTAGTCGACAAAATCATTGACTGGAAGAAAGCAAACAGAGGTGACTCGTGAAAGATGAGCGCCCAGATTTATAAGGAGTGACATATGGACCTGATTAAATTCCTCGAAATGTTAGACACTGAAATGGCTCAGCAGATGCTAATGGACCTGAAGAATCCCGAGAAGCGAACCCCTCAGCTGTACAACGCCATTGGTAAACTACTGGAGCGTCACAAGTTCCAAATCTCTAAGCTGACCCCTGACGTTAACATCTTGGGCGGACTGGCTGAGGGTCTGGAGGCTTACAACTCCAAGGTGGGTGCTGATGGTCTGACAGACGACGATACGTTCACCCTACAGTGATATACTCAAGGTACTACTACATGTAGTGCCTTTATGGATGTCATTGCACTACGCTAGGCGTTCCTACGTGAAATCTGAGAAACAACGGGAGGCATTATGCTGGAGTTCACAAAGAGAATCGTCCCGTATCTTGTGGCTATAATGGTGTTTGCCTTCGGGTGGCACTTGGGTTCGCAATCTACGGACGCTAAATGGAAGGAGGTAGTACAGAATGAATACGTCAAGAAGCAAACGGCTAGAGCTGAAACTCAGAAAGCGATTGACGCAGTATCGGCTAAGTACCAAGCAGACCTTGAAGGGCTGGAGGGCAGCACTGATAGGATTATTGCTGATTTGCGTAGCGACAATAAGCGGCTGCGCGTCAGAGTCAAACCTACCAGTGTCGCCGCAGGACCAGACGGTCGATGCCTCGTTGATGGTTCCGTCGAACTACACGAAGCAACTGCTCGAAGTCTTATCGCAATAACCCAGAAGGCCGACCTTAAAGAGAAGGCCCTACAGGACACTATTCGTAAGCTACAAGGGAAAGGAGGTGGACATTGAGCAACTCCCAGCAAGCCAAGAACGCCTTAATCATTGCGCAACTGAAGGGTGACTTTGTCGCCTTTCTCTTCGTGCTCTGGAAGGCCCTGAACCTGCCGGAACCAACAAAGTGTCAAATCGACATGGCCAAGTGTCTGGCGGACCCAAAGAACAAGAAGTTTATCCTTCAGGCTTTCCGTGGTATCGGGAAGTCATTCATCACGTGTGCGTTCGTGGTGTGGACTCTATGGCGTGACCCCCAGTTAAAGATACTGATCGTCTCAGCCTCAAAGGAACGTGCGGACGCTAATTCCATCTTCATCAAGAACATCATCGACTTGTTGCCTTTCCTGAGTGAGCTTAAGCCTCGCCCCGGTCAGCGTGACTCCGTGATTAGCTTTGATGTAGGCCCTGCCAAGCCGGACCACAGCCCGTCAGTTAAGTCCGTGGGTATTACGGGTCAGCTTACTGGTAGCCGTGCCGATATCATCATTGCGGATGACGTGGAGATTCCCGGTAACTCTGCAACCCAAGGTGCTCGTGAGAAACTCTGGACGTTGGTTCAGGAGTTCGCCGCACTGTTGAAACCTCTGCCGACTAGCCGTGTTATCTATCTGGGGACCCCTCAGACCGAGATGACGCTCTACAAGGAACTTGAGGACAACCGTGGGTACTCCACCATTATCTGGCCTGCACAGTATCCCCGCTCCAAAGAGGAAGACCTGTACTATGGCGACCGTCTGGCTCCGATGCTCCGTAGTGAGTACGATGAGGACAAAGAGGGCCTCAGTAGTCAACCTACTGACCCGGTGCGATTCGACTCCATGGACCTTCAGGAGCGTGAGGTGGAATACGGCAAGGCTGGCTATACGCTTCAGTTCATGCTCAACCCGAACCTCAGTGACGCCGAGAAGTACCCTCTACGCCTCCGTGACGCTATCGTGTGCGGTCTACAGGCGGACAAGGCCCCAATGCATTACCAGTGGTTACCGAACCGTCAGAACCGCAATGAGGAGCTTCCTAACGTGGGCATGAAGGGTGACGAGATTTACTCCTTCCATGCAGCCTCAAGTAACACTGGTGCGTATCAAGGTAAGATTCTGGTCATTGACCCCAGTGGTCGCGGTAAGGATGAAACTGGCTGGTGCGTACTGTACACCCTCAACGGTTACATCTACCTGATGGACGCTGGTGGTACTCGCGGTTACGAAGAGAAGTCCCTTGAGTTCCTCGCTAAGAAGGCCAAACAGTGGCAGGTGCAGACTGTGGTCTTCGAGAGTAACTTCGGTGACGGTATGTTCGGTAACGTGTTCCAGCCTGTGCTACTGAAGCATCACCCAGCGCAACTCGAAGAGATTCGTGCTCGTGGTATGAAAGAGGTCCGTATCTGCGATACCCTTGAGCCTGTACTGGCAAGTCACCGCTTGGTCATCCGTGATGAGGTAATTCGACAGGACTACCAGACGGCACGTGATGCAGACGGCAAGCACGCTCTGAAGTACAGCCTGTTCTACCAGATGACCCGTATGAGCCGTGAGAAGGGCGCTGTGGCACACGATGACCGACTTGATGCGTTGGCATTGGGTGTCGAGTTCCTACGCTCTACGATGCAGCAGGACGCTGTGAAGATAGAGGCTGAGGTACTTCAGGAGTTCTTAGAGCACCACATGGAGAAGCCCCTGAGTAACATCTCCCAGTTCCGGGCCACCAGTAGCAACGGTGTGGACATCCGGTGGGAAGACGATGGGGATGACTCTATGTTCATCGCATGGTGATTATGCAGGGATTGTGCATAAGGATTCATTAGGCCACGGAAGGCCACTTTAGGAAAACTTCAGGCATAACAGACACTTGGAATTAGGTAGCACTATAGGGAGAGACCCCTAAAGACTTACTATAAGACTACTTAAAGTTTCATTCATATAGTTATGCACTACAGGTCTCCTCTATGAGAGAGGGTGATATTATCATTACTACCCTCTAACTATAAGACACTAAGAGCTAACACAAGGAGGACCTATGCGCTTACTGTTAACCTTACTGCGCCATAGGACTACTTGGCGATTTCTGCTGGTACTTGCTGGTGCCCTTGGGGCTTCACTGGTTACTCAGCAGCAACTCAGTGGACTGGAGACTCTCGTGTGCTCTCTACTCACTTGTAGCGATTAGGGTCTTCCTGACGCGCTAGGGATTCCGTAGTGATGCTTATCAGCATACACCACTCCATCCCTCTACAGTCAATACTTAAAGTTAACCTTAGGTGATTCACTGGGTCTACCTATGGGTCTATGCACTGACCTGAGGACTACCTGAGGTTACCTTTAAGAATTTTACATAAAGTTCTGAGTGTACATCTCACAGTTTAAACTTTTGGTTATCCCCCCGGTACCCTCCAGTTCACCCAAAGTAACCATGGGCCACCCCTAACCGAAGGTTAAACCTTAGGTGAGACTGATGGGGAAACCTTGGGTGATACTATATGTTGTGGTGAGTGGAACATTGGGTGACTATATGTTGATGTCTCTGTGTCCCT